CCAGTAGTAGCAGTCGTGATAGTGTAGTCACCAAGATCGACAGAGTTCTCTCGAAGTGGTCGTTGTGAACCAGGAGCAAAGTTGTTGTCTTCCTTAGTGAACGACTCAGTGAACGTGTGACTGTGTGATGGTATCTGACTTACTGACAATACAGTCGAAGCACTTGTTCCAGTGAAGTTTGTAGACACTGTACCGGCTGGAGTTTGACTAGCCATTACACTAGAGAAAGTAGCACTACCACCTGAGCTAACAGAACCTGACACCACCCGCAGGGCCTTATCGTTATGAGTTGTATCTTTGGTCCAACCGACCGGAGCATTTGACATATGGAAGAGAAGTCTCACGCCACTAGGGGCACTTAGGCTTGTCTTAAGAGCATTAATCTCAGTCTGGGTTAATGTGACCGCGCCGGTGATATTAGGGAATGAGGCTTTGATGGTAGCCTTAATTAACCTGATGTGATCATCTGCTTGCGCTAGGGGGTCTGTAGCTACAGGATTATTAGTATTAAGACTATCGATGTAAGAGCCGGACTCTAGCGCCATAATATGGACCTCTGCTGTTTAAAGCCTAACAACAACAACAACGTCCGACCCCTTTACTGGGTTTTGCGAAACGGACGATCTGTTAACCCACGGCCCCCTCAATCGGAGACATGGAACCTAGGAAGTTGATATCATTAGTATATCTCAGTAACGGATGTGGTATCCGTTGACATTTTAATGTGAGACCAAGGTCCAATCAGAGAATTGATGGCTTGGCCTGGTTTTGGCTTGTGTGGAAATCGGGACATACAAGACAGCTCACCCTCAGCCACCCAATGACACCCAATGACACCTACTGACACCTACTGCCAGCTACTGTCTGCCTGTGTCTACCTGTGTCTGTCATTAGTCGGCTGCGCCTTACTATAACCCGCACAAGATACTGCGCTGGTATAACGTAAGTCTCCAGCATTATCTCTTATGGGTGGACAAAAGGTACTCATCAATGCTATTGACGTAAGACATCAATCGTTAACCTTAAGAGAAGGGTAGTAGCACCATGAATAAACCAGTTAATTTCGAGAAGATGATAAGTGAGAGCGGCCAGCTAAAGAGAGACATTGCTAAGATCAAAGGTGTTAAACCTGAGACACTCAGTAGACATATCTCTGGTCAAATCAAGATGACGTTAGATGATGCCTTTGAGTATGCTGAGATCCTCGGGTGTGCACCTCAGGATATCTTCTTCCCTGCAACAGGGATGCCTGTAGTGGGTACTGTGAAGATGGAGTACAACGATAAAGAGCCAGCCTTTAAGACTGCATTTACGAGAGAACTTTGGACCGGTAAGCCTCGGTTTGCTTGGACGGCCACATATGCCAAAGCTGTGGACTTTGGTGTGTTTGTTCATGAATGTAATGAGACTTACAATGGACCGCTAAACTTCATAACTCAGTCTGTTGATGTAGTTGATAAGAGACCTATCGAAGGTAATTACATTCACCAACAAGTTCATGAGGCTTGGGCATACTGTAAAGTATCCGATGATTTTGAAAAGATTGGGTGTGAAAGGGAAATGACTAACATAGTCTTGGCTGTCGTTTACCCTCAGCCAGACAATCTATTCACGCTCCATAATCCTGGTGGTCATAATAACCAAGTACGTGATGTGAAGTTAGATTGGGCTACACCAATAATGGCTACCGCTATGCATCCGTTGAATATCTTTCAATCACTTGACGGATAACGTCAAGAAGACATGACATTATATTGTGAATAACTTGCATGTGTACATGCTTTGTTCACTTTAATTGTCTGGGCTAATGGTGTTTAATATAAAGCGTCAAGGCCCGACTGGGCACTCCATGAAGCAGGTGCTACTGTTTCTTTATATTTGGAGGCCAGTTGGGTCCCTTGGCGTACTCTGCTGAGACTTAGGTAAGATCGACTACCTCACAGCTATCCCCAGAACAAGCTAGTGTCTGTGTACTAGTGATAGCTTCTTCTCGGTCAAACTCCGAGAGCAGAGACCAAACGATATTAGTAGGCATTTTCTCCGTCAACTCCTTAACTACACTTTCTGGGCATTCTTGGTAAGGTGCCTGTTGATAAGTATGGTTATCTTGCGGCAGGAATGAGATGCCTGATAGCAAATCAAAGTTATCGTAAACCCAAGCTCCAACCTTCAGCCAATCATCATCACGGACACTAATCGTCACGCTAGGCTTGTGTTCACACCAATGGATAGCGTATCGCTTCCATACCTCAAGCTGCTCTAGTGAAGACATCTCAGTCCTAGTCACTGCACCGGCTGGAGCTGTGATTGGGAAGCTGAACACAGTCGTGGTGTCCGGCTTCATAACACATGGCTCCGAAGGTACTCCCTGGTCAATCAGGAAGGCCGTGAGTGGGTCTTTATTGTCTGCCCTGACTGTCCGGACATAGTGAGCTGAGTGCCTTGCATGAATGCCACTAGCGCTGTCTACGAGCTGACTGACAGTGCCGGAAGGTTTCACACAAGTGATTGCTGCACTAGGTTTAATCTTTAGTTCTTTAGCGAACTTTTGGTTAGCAACAACAGCTACCTCTTTTAATCGCTCAAGCATGTCTGGGTCTGGATTGCTAGTCAAATCATTGTCCATGATACCAGTGAGTGAGACACCCAATAGACGCTCCTCAGCGGTGTTAGCTTCCCAACGTGATCGGAGGTAAGGGAAGTAAGTGTAGTTACTTTGTACAGTACCAAGGACACTAGCTAAGAAAACTTTATTAGCTAAGGTCTCTTCTGTATCAGTTGCTCTTACAACCACCTCGGTGAGGTTACAGAACTGGTGCGGCCGGAGTATGATTTCACTACATGGGTTAGTTCCAAAGTCCCATTCATTGTTGCGCCGACCATTCTTAGCTACATGATCCTTGGCAGCAGCGCGGCTAAAAATACCACGTTCACCGCTCTTGCTTTCGACCAAGGCCTTCCATTCACTTAGGAATGCTTCCATATCCGGCTTGCTTGTGTAACAAACTGAGTTATTAGCCAGAGCCATCTCCGGACGATTAGTCCACCAGTCACCTGACTTTGCAGACCTCATCTTGTCGTCTTGTAGATTGCTGAGGCTAATCATAGCTGACCGGCGAACACCACCAACGACCACGATTTCACCGACCTTACACATTAAGCTGTGACACTCGAATGGTGTAAGCTGACGACCTGCAGAGTTCTTAAATATATTAACAGTGTAATGGAATAGTTGGTCTAAAGGCCCAGGGCCGGAAGCTCTACCACCAAATGTCTTTAGCCTAGCACCAGCCGGACGGATTTTAGATAAGTCCCACTTGGGTATGTCACCAAGGTAAAGCATAGAAATCAGCTTTCTATAACTTCTAGCCCAACCCTCTTTACTGTCCGGTACCACGATTACATCATCAGTTTCAGATAAATCTTCTGGTACTATCGGCAGCTTACTGACCGCCTCACGTTCTACTGAGAAGCCTACACCGGTTCCGCACAACAAGATAAACATAGCCTCATCGAATGCCCTAGGGTGATCTACAGGAAGGTAAGAGCAGTTATAGATACATGTGTTATCTCTTTGAGCTGGAGCTCCTGCTGTCATGAGTGCTCTCATGCTTGGCATAACACTTAGACCAAGAATAGCGTCACGCAGCTCACTGATTGTTTCGTTATATTTCTTACCTTTAAGAACAGGCCTGACAATATTATCTATGTATCGATCAACAGTTTCGTCCCAGCTTTCGCGGCGACCTTCTTCTTCTTTCCATCGTGCATATCTGGATAATGCAATGAAGTTTTGATAGTCGGTAGGTAGGTAATTATTCTGTAACATCAGTCGGGTTCTTTCCTCTTAGTACGTTTATTCTCATGTCTATATATCGTGCAGCCTTCTCAAGATCCGTGATCTCAGACTGGCTCTTGTCCATTCCATCGTAGAGTTTGTTACCGCAGCGCATGACGTACTTGACTACGTTACCTCTCCAGAACTCCATGTCATTTCGAAGGATGAACTCCACCGGCTCTACATTCCAAGCGGTGTAGTGACTAGGCTTAACAACCATATTGTTACGTTTGGTTGCTTCCTGTTCTTCTAGGCCCTCTTTATATGTTCGGGCAATAAAGCCATCAAAGCTCTCACGTTTATGAAGCATCATTAATTTCCTTAATAACTCGACCTATTTGTTCTGCAATTTGAGGAACTATTGCGTTACCTAGTCCTTTAATTCTGTCCACCCTCTTGGGTACCCCATTAGCCACTCGACCCACGTTGGGTTCAGTTGACCAGAAATTCGCTTTCCTTGGGGTTTCTCCACTGCATACTTCACTTGACTGGTAAGCGACCCCACTGTCGTGCCGTTTGGATACTTCTCCATTCGTTTCTTCATATTGTCTGGATGTTCGTCTGTCTGAACTGCGGTTGGAGTGAGCCACAATCCAGACCCTAAGTCGTCTGTGCGGGGCATCGACACCGCAAGCTCCAATAACAAACGGCCTTGCGGAGTAGCCTTCGGCTTCCAAGTCAGATAGCACCTCGTCGAGACCCAATGAGATGTGCCCAGCAACATTTTCGAAAACGCACCAAGTGGGTCTTTTGCATGCAACAATTTGCATAATGTACGGCCAGATGTGGCGGTCATCTTCTGCGCCTTTACGGAGCCCGGCAGTTGAGAAGGGTTGACATGGATATCCGGCTGTGAGGATGTCACAGTCGGGAACAGTTCTTTCTGGGTCATTTGCTAATTCCTTTACATCTTCTAAAATTGGGACATCTCGCCAGTGTTGGCGTAGTATTTTCTGACACCACTTATCAATCTCACAGAACAATATGGGGTTTGATAAACCTGCCATTTGAAAACCAAGCGCAAAGCCGCCTATGCCTGAACACAAATCTACATGACGCATTCTGGCACCCACAGTTTGTATGTGTTGTGCTTGGCATCCCATTCTGACCATCGCAGAATACGAGCCAACCTAGCCTGGGTCAGTGCGTCATCTTTAGTTTGACCAGCTTTGAGGTAAGCATTTTCAACAGTGGACCATGAAGCTCTATGAGCTTTAAACAGTGTCTCAGCTTTCTTTGGACCGAAGCCTGGTAAGCCAGGGAAACCATCAGTCGGATCACCGGTAAGGCATTGAGTAAAGAAGTTATAGTCAGCCTCATCAGACGAGATTTCTAACATCTCATCAGCCATAGGTCTGAACAATCGACCGGGGATGGTCTTCATATCTTTATCATCAGAGACAATAATCGTGTCAGAACCAGGCATGGTCTGCATGATGCCCATGCAATCGTCAGCTTCTAAGCTAGGCTTCCAATAATACTTATGAGTGCCCTTGGCCCATTCGATGAATGCTTTAAAACCAGTAGGCTTGGATGTATCTTTACGATTAGCCTTGTAAGTTTC